ACCGCCAATGACTACACCGCGTTTGACGCATCTCAGGGATATGACTCAGTCTTACTCGAATGTCACGTCATGCGCCTTGCTGGATTGCCAGATGCCCTCGTGGACAATTATGAGCAGTGGAAGGTTTCAATCCGCAGCAATTTAATTGGTCCCAAGGATGTCAGTCGAGACACGGGCGAGCCCGGCACCTTTGATTTCAACACGTTGTTTTCAATTGCCGTCAGCTCATTGAAGTACGGGAAGATACATTGCCTTGCTTTGTTTGGCGGCGACGACTCAGCAATCAATCAGGCATGCGTTGAGAGACCCCAATGGGCCGCCCAAAGTCGTCACATAGCTGTCATCTCGAAGACCGTGGTTGCACCCTCTATTGATTTCTGTGGCTATGTCGTCACCTCTGCTGGGCTCATTCGAAACCCCACATTGATGTATCTCAAGACGCTCTTCCACATTGTGAAAGATGATCTCATGGCCGTTCTTCCAAGCTATTTGGCCGAGCTGCACACCGCTTATCGGCTGGGAGATGTCATGTCAGACCACTTGTCGGAGATTGACATTCATTGCCTGGGTTTCCTTATCGAACTCGGCCACAAGCTTTGTCCCACTCTCTCAATCATTCTCTTCTCACAGCAGCGGTTCACATCTCACGCCATACAGGCTCTCCGCGAATCCTGCTCCATTTTGATCGCTCGTCTTTGGCTGCTAACTCGTCCTGAAAAACGGCTTTTGCGCAGGCAACATCATTTACTACGCGCCCTCTGTCTCAGGCTTGGTCTTGACACACCTCCTCTCATCAAAGCGTTGATCTGACAACCGCAGTTTCAGTTCCTGTCTCCGTCTAATGCTAGTTTGCTCATCGGCTTCATTTCCTCTCTCTTCTTCTCCAAAGTCCCCGTGTTAGGGTTGTTTTTCTTTGTTTTCTTTTGCTCTGTTAAATATGGCTGCGTTTCAATTCTCACTCTCAACATGCAAAACAATTCTTCCCAAGTTCCTCCTTCTACCGGCGCCGTGGGGGCCACTACTGCTGCTGTGACCCAGCTTGTGCAAAACACAGGGGCCTTCACGTCCATCCCGCGTGGCATCAGCGCGATTGGTCAGGGTCATAACGCTGGCCAGTTCTCTCGCGAGTGGACCGTCGTCACCTTCTACAATTCGAACGACTGGACTCAGGGTGGTCCCAACGCCGCCATTGGCACGCGCTCTATCCATGGGAGCATAGTCCCCTCCACCACCGGGATAGTGGCAGGGATTACCCAGCGCTTCTCTGACGCCAAATTCATCAAATTGGAGTTGAAGTTCGTCCCAATGCGTGGAGCTGCTGGCCATATCTTTGACATTGCCGTCGGCGTGTCTCAAGGCCGAGAAACCGCGCCTGCGGATCGCGCAGCTATTGAGTTGCTTGAAGGCAACGCCTACGTTGACATGGTCCCACTGACGAGCGCTACGGGTTTCCCCGCGCCCGCCACTTGGGAGGTCAACCTTGACCTGCCCTTCATCACCAACGTGTTCAAGCCTGCTAATTTCTACCAGCAGCCCCCACGTCTCAATTTCAACGCGCG